AGAGTTAAAAAATCAAATAGTAGTAGTACAAAATCAAATAGTAGTACAAAATCAAATAGTAGTACAAAATCAAATAGTAGTACCAAACCAGTATGTTTTATATAAAGTGCCAGGCCAGAGCCAGACACTTAATAAATAGTATTAATGTTTGATTATTAATAATATAGATGATTGTGGAACTACTTTTTAATATTCCTAAATATATTTTTGGGGGTGTTAATGCCATTTGCCATTTAATCACCGCTATTATATTTGTAGGTTACGGTATTTTAGTGGAAGGACCAACTGCCGATACTGTAAGAAAATATGGAAACGCTAATAATGTTCTTACTAGTGCAGATGAGGATAGGGAAAGACAAAGGGCTGAGGGTAAGAAAATGAGAGAGTTAAGAAAAATGGCATCTGATGATGCTAGTTTGGATACTATCAAACAAGAGATCAATTATATGAGTAAAGACTTTGACTGGAAACCGCAAAAAATAGATTCGGTTAGAAAAGATGTAATAGGTCTTTATTTTAATCGAAAGATTGAAGAGTTTATTGATGATAATAGTAATTTATACGATTATGACAGTGACGATCGAAGAGAAGAGTTGCAAGATTTTAACGATTTACTGAAACGTGCTGGTGATAATTTGGATGAAAGAAGTATAAAGGATCATAAATCCAATCTTTATTATAAATTGGAAACGGCCGCTCGCGAAATTATAAATGAAGAGGTGGATGATGTTTCACAGGATACCCTTAATGACGAGTTGATTCCCAATATCCGTTCTTTCTATCAAGATCTTGGTTATGACATAGAGAATATTAATAAAATTATTGATACTTATACTAAGAAATGGAGACGGATCCAAAGAAGGAAAGCCGAAGAAAATTAATTCATTTTGCAATCATCAAAAAATAATTTCCACTATCTAAGTATACCGGATGTCAAATAACTGTAATACTGGAAACGATTTCTTTGTTTTTGATCAAAACCGTAACTACGTCACTGAACGTTTAGTTGATCGAGATCAACGAGAACGAACTATCAAATGCCTTAAAAAGAAATATCAGTCAGGTTGTTTTTATCGTTATAGTGCACATTATATCGATAAAATGGTCCCAGTTGAGCGCGATTGTCCATGTTTACGTGATTGTGTAATTCCGGATTTAATTCGTGATTATAATGCTCATCTCTTAGGAGTTAAAAACTCTAAACAATTCAGGTTAACTGGTGGAACATAATCTAACGCTACAATTTACTAATGTTTATGAATTTTACTTCCAAGATATTGGAATTTAGTTTTGATTGGTGAGATAGAACCTTAGAAAATATTCCTAATTATTAGATAATAATTAAGAGCATTTTCGAATGAGAGAGAATCGTTGATGTTAAGAAAATATAATATATAGAGTATAAACAAATTATGGAGGTGATTGCTACTCTACTATTATTTGCACTTTTTGTCTTGTTGATTATGATTTATAATTGGTCAATTGGCACCTTGGTTCCAGATCCAATATATACTTTGTCTTCGCTAGATATTAGTGCTTTGGAGGATGAAGACGAAGATCATGCAGTGGGACCTGAAGTCGAGGAAGTAGTATCAAATGATGTAACTGAAGAAAACACCAATACTGTAACTGAAACTTGTTCCAGAGTACCTATTCGTTCCCTTGTTAAGGTTTGTGATATGTCTGGAGGACGTTATAGAAGAAGGGGTCGCCCCCATAGTTCTTGGAGACGTCGCCGACACTTGAGACATTGGGGATACCCAAGACTTAGTCGCTATCTTTACTATCCTAGCTACTATATACCCGATTATAATACTTGTCGTAACTATGCTGATCTGGTTTGTCGCAATTCAGTTAATCCTAGTTATTGTTATGGTTGGGCTTACGATAATTGTAGATATGGTAATGTATTAGTTTGAAAGCATGGATTTTAAAGTAAAATATTATAGGGGGAATGTCTAATACCAAAAATAATAACCAGGTCAACAGTAACAAAAACGAAATAATTTGTTATGAAAGATGGCGACTTGATGATTACAATGACCAATTATGGGACCGAGTTGTTGATGTTAATAGCTATCGGACCAATATGTATGTTCAAAGACCCCAAGAAACTGGTTTAGGAGTAGTATGTTCTGAGCATAATTTCAAAGGAGACTGTAGTCAAATTGACGATAATAATCTAAGAAATTATACATTGGAATCACAGTTACAACGTTTACAGTTGATCAATACTCGTGATCTATTAACAGATCAGTTAAAACCTATATGTAATACTAGCACTCACAGTGAACAAGTGTGGGGTACAGATAAAACTATGGAGTTTGATCGATTTTCTTTCCGACGACCGACCAAGGCGATTTACAGTACTTGTGATCAACGTCTTGCATTTTTCCCAAGTTGTGGAAATACAATAAAATAAACTACTTTCAATTAATAGTTAATCCAAATTACTAATTGAAAGATATTTGCCATTAAAAATAAATAAAGGAGGTCAAATTGCATAGTTTAATTAGCTATTAATAGTTAAAGGCAAAAACGGACTACATCGGCGACAAGATACTGGAGTTTCTCGTCATACTTCAGACAGTGAGGAATAGTGTCAGTTAAGTCACGCTTGAGAGAACGAGAGCAGGGGATAGGGTGGCAAGTTGGCTCCGGTTTGGGAACACAGATTTCGGCCTTGCGTCCACAACGAGGCTCACAAACTAACTGATCTTCGCCACAGTAACATTTGGACTTACGGTAAGTACAACCGGCATAGCACTTCTTCTTGTGGTACTTACGCTTGTATTCATCACATGGGTTACAGGGATCATGGCTTTCATAGTCACTCTCCTCATAACCACACGGACCACATGGCTTATCTGGGTGGTAAGGTTTGCCATTATGACATTTAGGGCGACAGCAGCGATGGCACCAGTCGTTCTTCTTGATAGCCGGGTTAGTTACACCATTGATAACATTGATAGGGAGATGTGAATCAGGGTCAAGATCTACGTGTTCGTATCCCTTGCATTTGCAATATTCGACTGGCTCGCAGTTGAAATTGGGCTTGCGAGGGGCCTTACGATAGAGCCAGCTCCAAAGAACAGCATTAATCTTGTTAACGGCTTTTGGGTACTCCTCAAGATAGCATGCAAGACTGTGGTATGCTGAATTGAAATTGTGAACCTTCTGGTTATGGTAAACATGAGCTAGAGCCTTGTTAATATGAGGATAGACTGCCTTGACGTCAGAGTTGGGAGGGTTTGCAAGCTTACGGCAAGGTAGAGTGCAAGCTAACTTATCACGGCAATAGCGCTCCAAAAAAGTGTCGTAAAAGTTTGGACAATATGCTGTCATTTGGATTGATATACTTTGTAACGAGAAAATTAATAATTACAAATTTTGGAAAAAGAAGGGCTGATTTGTTTCGCTAATCAAATTAGCAAAGTAGATTTTCGTGTCACCATAATTAATTTTGTAGATTCGTAAAGCGGAACATGTCCCACTCCAACAAAAAACTTAGTAGATAAGAATAAATATTTGGAAGACCTAAACTTAACGATAGAAATCAAAGCAAAATACCGGTCTTAAACTAAATAATATAATTCTTAAATAGGTTTGTTTAAATGAGGCATTGTAATGGATCAATAGTCTTTCTAAGGCCCAGGGTTTTCTCACAAAATGTTTTCCGATGGAACTCGGAACACCCCAACTTTTGTAGGGATTCGCGATGAACTTTAGTACCATAACCCATATTTTTTTTCAATCCGTATTCCTCTAATTCCGGGTGCTCACCCAATATTTGCAAAATATGTTCGTCGTGCGCAACTTTTGCTAATATACTAGCTGCTGCTATCGAATAATATAGACTATCACCCTTTATTTTTAGGTCATATGGTACCATTTTATATGGTATAAAGCGATCACCATCTACTAAAATATGTTCCGGTTCAACAGGTAAACCTTCAATGGCACGGTGCATGGCCCGCATAACACAAGTCAGAATTCCATCTTGGTCAATCTCCTCTGGTTCAGCATAAGCAACATTTGAATAAAGGCACTTTTCTAAAACATAATCACGAGCTCGTTTTCTGGTCTCGCGGCTACAAAATTTTTTTGAGTCTTTAACAATATTAGGATCTAATTCCACATCAGGACTAAAAATCACTGCACCAACATAAAGTCGACCAAAGAAGCTTCCTCTTCCAGCCTCATCAACACCACATTCTAAGTTTTTACCACTACTATTAGTAATCATATATATTTAATTAATAAATTCGAAATCATTTTTTTTTTGTAATTTATGGTTTTATTTCGTTTTGCACCAGGAACTATGAGCTGACCTGAATGATTTTGCCCCCTTCAGGGCTTCCTCTCTTGAAATTGATGTATATTTCGAAATAGTACAATTTTCGTTAACTGCACTATAAACAAATAAAAAGGTTTTGGCTAAGTTAAGAGTCGGTGACCACCCACTAATGGTCAGTTCTTGAATACAAGGTACACCTGTAAACATGGCGAATGATAAATTAGTATATTTTGAAGCCAATACTGGACTTTCAATCCAAACAAATGGTGGCCACATAGGATAATCTTGCGATATTTCCACATTAATTACTAAATCGTGGTCAGACTTTTGAAAATTTGCGACTGTGATTCTTACATGACCGTCTTTCATCCTACTTTTATCGATAGTGATATTAGGATCGTTAATCTCTTCTTGGAAACGATCTACTTCAAGCGACCATCGTTTTCTGGCCCGAAAAGTCTGGCTAGTAAAATCAAAATGAGTATCAGATCCATAATAGGTTTGAGACGACATAAGTTGTGTTCTTTGTAAAATAAATTAATTTCTTAATATCATTTTTTCATTGTTAGGAAATGTTACTAAGAAAGTTAGAAATATTAACATACACTTATTTGTGTATCAGTTCATGAACATTCATGGCAATCCAATTGAGTGGCACTTGGATCCCACTTTTTTAACTGAACCCATCTGGGCATCCAATAATGTGGGATCAGGTTGGCTCGACCTGAATGATGATGCTCAAACAGTTCTCGATAATATAGTCCTTCTAAGGTCCGTGGAGAGTTAAATGGATAACAAGTCTTGCCACGTTCAAGTAATTCATTTTCTGTGACATCCTTCAACATTTTCTTTTCAATGTGTTTTACTAGACTCTGGTACCAAGAAGTCTCTTGACTGGAAACAGCATCACTAAAAGCTTCTTTACGACGATAAAGAATGGAATCCGGTAACATTTCCTTTTCGTTAAAACTATCCCGGAGTACCTTTTTTTCCATTTTGCAGTCACTACACATTCGATATTCAGCTGAGATCTGGTCGACATAATCGACTAGATCTCGATCCAAAAAAGGTGCACGAACCTCTAAACCATGAGCCGCTGTCGTCCGATCAGTCCGCAAATTGTCAAATAAATAGAGCTCGCTCAGCAGTCTCCGACTCTCTTTCCGCAAACTTTCAGCATCTGGACACTTCTTAAAATACTGGTAACCACCAAATAACTCATCAGCTCCTTCACCTGAAAGTAATACTCGAATTGAGGTTTTTCCTGCAATATATTTCGCAAGAAGATATTGTGGAACACTTGCTCGAATGGTGGTCACATCGTAGCTTTCCAAATGATATATCACTTGTTCTAGCGCTTCTAATCCTTCTTCAATACTAAAATTAACTATATGATGATGTTGAATTCCAAGATATTTGACTACTTCTTCGGCTGCTTTAATATCAACGCTATTTGGTAATCCAATACTAAAACAGTGAAAGTTTTTTCTTTCAGTGGGACTAAACTGATGCCAAGTAATACTAGTTACTAGACTACTATCTAGTCCTCCAGAGAGAAAACATCCTAATGGGCGATCAGACATTAGACGTTTTTTTACCGCACTGGTTACTAATTCGGCAATATTTTCATGAATTTTTTCTTCATTGTTTAGAGAAGGACTTATTGCATTATGAAATTGGAAAAAAGGCTTTGGTTCCAAATCAACACTGTTTACAAGTGAAGCAGGCCCAGGAAATTTCATTTCCTTTGTAGAATCTATGTTTTTCACAGGATCCATGCTTATAGTTAAATAATGTCCCGGAGGAAAAGGTTGTACCTTAACTAACATTCCCTTACTATCTAAAGTTGGAATGGCCTTGGCTTCACTACTTAAAAATAACTGACCATCTGGAGTAATTGCCCAAAAAAGGGGACGAACACCAAATCGATCACGCGCGATATGCAGTTGATTACATGTTTTGTCATAAATAACGAAAGCAAATTCTGCATCTAATTGTTGGACAGTTGCTAGAATACCATGTTTTTCATAGAGAGGTAAAATTATTTCACAATCAGAGCCTGTTCTTGGATGATAATCTAATTCATTGATTAATGTACGATAATTAAAAATTTCTCCATTACAAATAACGACACTCTTTTCTCCAATCAGAGGTTGGTCTGCTAAACAAGAAGTATCCATAATAGCTAAACGATGAAATCCGAAAATAAGATTTGGGGTTAGATGATGAAAACTGTTGCAATCTGGACCACGATGATTGATTTTGACGAAATGTTCTCTAAGATATTGCAGAGTTTCATCCTCTAATTGCTGGTTCGAGGAATACTCTGACTCTGATTGATTTGATCGAAAATAGAGCCAAATGCCACACATTTGTATATTTGTCTTTGTTAATATGTTTAAAAAACTAACTCAAAATTTTTTCGTTTTTGCTGTGATATTATTTTATCAATTTATATAGGGTCACAGTCATAATGAATTTAACACGTGAACAGTTATTCAATCTAGTTTTCATCTTTGTGGCCACCGCCGCTCTTGGTATGATTTTAGGATTATCGGTCTTAAGAACCGTCGATACTAGATTAAGTGATGTATCTATCAATATTCCGGAAATTCGTGTACCGGAACAGAAGATTGAGGTCTCATTACCAAAACGTTTTCTAGAGAATATCGAGAAGAACCGACCATATCCTCCTATTAATGAATATCCTTCTGTTGTTTTGCCCACAACAAATGAAAACATTTCTTCCACATTTGCAAAAAAACAGATAGAAGCCAAAGAACAAGGAGGGGGTGACCGTTTTTTAAAAGAGGCTAGAACTTTGGAGCATAAATATGGGGCATTAAATGATATTTGTGACCCTAAAACTGTAAAAACAACAGTGGATGATGCTTGTGAAAAAAAAGTAGGTATTGGTATTCCATGTAGTAATAAAATCTATCGGCGACTTGATGAAAATATTCAACAAAGTAATTTAGCGGTCGATAAATGTTATCGGTTTGATGAAGAACAAGAACAAGAACTAAGTGATTTGTTAAGTGATTCTAGTATCCAACAGAAACCGTGCACTTACCCAAATTACACTAAACCAAGACCAGAAGCACTTAATCATCCAGACTTTCAAAATAACCGTAAACGAGTAAATGATGAGAACTATTATTTGGCTGGCCAACAATTGCAATCTAATACTGTTTCAGAATTTGTTCCCAGACATCCCAAAAAAGCTGATCATGATCCAATTGCACATTTACCTAGAACTGGATGCGCCATTAACAATCCAAGGACACATCAATTTGTCAAAGAAGGTGTAACAGAAAGTATTATGAAAGGTAAAAAAAGTGGCGAATATTTTGATCGTCCTTGGCCAGAATCAGAGGGTGCGATGATTAGTGGATTATTAGACCAGCATTATAAAGATCCCGCTATGATGAGCGAAAGACAAAAAATCAAGTTTATGTTGACAGCCAAATTTGATAAAATGACACCGATCGATTATCGTAACTGGTTACTTTGTTATCAAGAATCACCTCAAGATCTAAGCGAACATAATCAAATCATGTTACAAAGAGTTTTGAATGGTTATCAATTGACTAGAAATGATCTACCATTATCAAGACAAACACCGAAAACAGCGCGTGAATATTTTGAACGACAAGTAACGGTGTAAGCGTTAATATATTAATGTATTATAATATATATTATGTCCAAATCCAAAATAATTATATCAAATTCAAATATTCCCGGTGCAGGTCTTGGTGTTTTTACTATAGATACTATCAAACAGGGAGCCCATTTAGGAACTTATCAAGGTATCGCATATGATCCACAAGAATATGTTGATAATGTAAATGATCAAATAATTCCAGGGTTATATGGTTTTGATGTTTATAGTGGTTCTGAGCCAAAGATAGTAGATGCAAGTGATCCGATAAAATCAAATTGGACACGTTATATGAATTGTGCTCGCGATTTTAGAGAGGAAAATGTTTATTGGAAAGATGAAAATGGTGAAATCAACTTTTATGCTACCAAAAACATCAAACCCAATGAAGAATTGCTTTTCTATTATGGTGAAGATTACGCCATAATATTGGGAATCCAATACATTTCTCCTTTGTATTAAAATACCTAACAATTTAGAAGGTATATGGTATTCAGCTTTAATTGTTTGTTTAGGAAAAACGAAGATTATGAAAAATTTGATAAGAATTTTTCGTAATATCCAAGAAACCAATCAGATGCCACCGCAAATTAATAAATATCATCATATTACAACATTACCTGCCATACCAAAATCTTGGGTTTCTATTGAAACGGAATACGATAATAATCTTTTGATCCCTATTCAATTACCATTAATCAATACCAATAGTACTAATATTTGTATTGATACTAGGAGAGTTGCAAATAGTTTAACAAAAAAGATGATCAAAAGTAAAAGTTTTGACGAAAAGTGCCAACTTCATCGTGTAGGATCGGTGACTTTCAAACCATTAGATCTTTCTCTTGTGGGAACACGTTTACCAAAAATAAGAAGCTCCCCTGAGATCAACAGACATCAGTCTCATTCTTTTGAGCAATCTACTGACATTATAGAAATTTCATTTCCCTTGGAAAAAATGACTCGAATTTGTACCGACAACCTAAATAATGTGACGAATTTTCTGACACTTTATGTCAAGTATGAGAAAGTAAGGGATATCTGGATCATTGATCCATTTTATTCCGATATAGTCAATTCATATCTTCGATCAGTGCAACTGATATTCATCGGCAAAAGATCTGAAACCCTAGGAATAATATCAAGTGAAATAACTTCACTTGCTAGAGGGTCGGCAAGTTTGATTGTTAGTTTTTGTGATCAAAAAGAAATTCTGGCCACCAAACTTCTTTTTGATCATAAATCGACCCAAAGTGCCATCTGAAAATTTCTTCCAAGATTAGTCCAAGGCGCACTAATAGCATTTTCAGTCCCATGAAACTGGATTTATGGAAACTCAAATATCCGCGGAAATAAGCCGTTTATTTGCGTGGTCGACCTCGTTTCTTTGAATTCGGGTCTTCTCCTAAGTCGTCATCGAATCGACCATAAGGTATTTTGATACTATGACTACCACAAAAAACGCTATCAGCCTGTCTGGCTCGGCTACATTGGGTTCCAAATCTGGTTTTGCCCATACATTTCAGCTGATTTACCACTGTTTCCGATTTGGTATCATTTTCCAGTTCATCTATCTTTTGTTGATAGGATTCTAATAAATTAAATATTTCTGCCCTATCATGACCATACTTGTCACTCACTACTTTGACCATTTTTTCTAGGGTCATATTAATCTCCTCCTTTACCGCCTGATCAAATATATTTCGTAATTGTTTCAAATCTGCCATTAAACAATAGAAGAAAATTTATATTTTAAATAGATTTGTCATTTTTTTTATATTAGATAACACAATATAATCATATTAGGACTATATGGCCTAGGAGAATTTGACATTTTCAATCTGTCCTATTGGTCACGATAACATCTTTTGTTGTAATCATTGATGTGCGGTTTTGCCATATTTTAGTGTATTATTATTATTTGGATCCAGTTTAATGATAAAGTTTATTTGAGGTCAACATTAACTGGGAACTGGTCATTTTCCATATTTAGCAAATTGACCATTCTGGTTGTTTCACGCTTTGGTCGTCTTGGTGCATTATTAAGTTTAGATGTAGGTTTAACACCACACCCTCGCCCTCGCCCTCTACCTTTTTCGCCGTTACCAGAATAAAAGCGTCTTTGTACAGGATGCTCTTCTTGTTCTTCCTGTTGTTCGGCTTGTTGGCGTGCATCTAATTCTAGTTGATAATTTTGTTGATTGAGAACCCGGGGATCCCAACATATAAAAAGTCCTTCATCTTTTATAAAACGGGCAACCAAACCATTTCTTTCTAATTGTTCAACTAGATATTGCACCAGATCGAAATAATCATACATTGGTTTCCCAGTTAGAAAAATTGGTGGTTTATAATAGCAATATTTACTACGATGAACTTTATTATATTCTTTGATTTTTTTGTGGCATTGTTCCAATAAATAATTGTAAGTTTCGATATTTTTGGCACGTCCATATGGCTGTTCCACCTTATTGAGATCATCTAAATCTAAAAGCTTTGCCATTATAATATAAACACAAGTATATATATAAAAAAGATTAATATCTCTAAACTGGATTGTCTGAATTCATAAGTCGTTGACGTGTTTTTTTGACTAATTCCTCGATTTGATCTAGATATTTCATAACATCTATTACATTTTTTGGGTTAACTATTCGCTTATCATTGACTCCATCTAGTTTCTTTCGCATTTCTTTATATTTTGTTCTTTTAGGCAATTGACCCATATTACATTGTTCCTTATTTTTAGCTGTTATATATTGTAATAAATCGTCAGCTAGAATTTGGTCTGATGTAGATATATCTGGATCACTTTCCAAAATAATGGGATATTCATCCTTTACACTGAATCGTATTTGTAATATACCACTATTTTGGTCTCGTTTTAGATAAAAATCATTTTTTGTGGCCATACCATTAAGTTCTGGAGAATGTTCAATTAGGCTGAGATAGCGAAACGGTTCATTTTTAAGTAATTGGTAGAATTGTTCTTTGTTACAATTAGATAATATTTTTGTTTCCTGATCTATCTCTTTTTTGTTAAGACCCTCAAAATAATCAACTGTCGAACATAGGAACTGTTTGTCGTTTCGAATCTCATGTGGCAAAATCAAATCTCCATCCAACATTTATTTATTATATAATCTTATAAGAGAAGGAACAATTTAAGTCAATGAAAAGGAGAAAGATCATAATTAAATATCCAAAAAATGATTTTACCCGTATCCTGAATCTGGTTACTTGGTCACGCGCTAATGACTTAGGTTTCCGGAGTCGCAGGGTAGTTTATGAAAATGTGATATCAAATGAAACATTATTTATTAGCATATATCGTAATACGGAACCCGTCTATCATCTTCATTTAAATTTACAAATGTCTGGTGAAATGGAAAGAATAGGAATGCCCGAAATTCTTTTGAGTTATCATTTTCCATCCGAAAAGTTATATATAGATTATTATCCGCGTCTGACTAGACAGACCATTAAATTTCTCAAAAACCTCTTAACAAAATAAACAAAAAAAATGATGAGTTTGTTTGTTATATAAATGGGAAACACGAATTCTCAAGAAAATAAGTCTCCAAACTGTTCAGAAATATTATCTAATTACAGTCCAAATAATATTAATGATCTATTTGACTCTCAAATATTGGACATTATCAGGTGTGACGGATGTGCTATCAGACATGTTAAAAATCCAACTTACAAAATGGAGGAAACAGCTGTCAAATATGATCCATACGCCTTAGAATATATAAAACATCCTGGTGAGATAATAATGAAATTGGCGCTCAAACAATTATCATATGAAAAATTTAAATATTTGATGGTGCGAAATAAAAACTTTTTTAGGCTTAAATAAGCCTAAAAAAGTTACCAGGAAAATATTAATATTGAAAATTTAGTAACCTAGTCTCTTTCCCTGATTCTTGTACTTTTAATAGCCAATATTAAGGACTTCTGGTGCATCCTATTAGGGTATATTAGATATGGAGAGTGTTACTCACAGATAAGCCTAAAAACTAGTCTAGTTCGGCGAACACGGTAAGATGTGAATACCTTGAAACTTCGTTTTCAAGCGCTGAAACTGCCAGCAAAGCCCTGCGTCATGGGAGAGGGGCAAGTCCTTCTTGGAAATCAAGATTTCAAGATTCCATATTATTTCCTGAAGTAATATAATTTATGTGAGCGGAGCGAAAACTACGTTTCAAGGCAATGAGTGAGTATAATTTAGATTGAATGTACTTTGTATCTATCTTAAGCAACAACGGGCGAGGTGCCGGTACCGGTAAGTAAAATGACGGTTGCTGCGGCTAGAAGCTGGACAACAACATATTGGAGAGCAGTTGCAGCAGTTACTTTACCAGCTAACCACATTAAGAAAGTAACACCTGGATTATAATGGGCTCCACTGACTGCGGCACCAAAGAAGATAGCACCTAGAAGAGCGGCTGCAATGGCGATGGGCTCACCGACATTAAGAATAACGTAGAAAAAAACGAGGGTACCAATAAACTCAAAGAGAAGTGGGAGCATGTACTATATTATACATACTGAGATTCTTGCATTCCAAGGTGGAAATTAATCAGCTTTTTAAACAGTGTTATGTATTATTCTGGAGGCTTATATTCTTTTTGTTTGTTACCCCCTATTAAAATCTTTTGCCAATTAAAACATTCTGGAGTCAAATTATGTCGACAGACATCTAATAGACGTCTCAAGTTAACAATTACTTTTAGAGTATAAACAGCGGCTAATGTAATAACCAGGGCATAGACCACTTTACCATATTTACTGAAAAATTCGCTCTTTTCAATTAAATCTTGAATCGCACTGTTCCATGCTTGCGAAACAGTAAATACTAGAGCACCTTTAATAAAAACGATCACACTATCAACAAAGCTGTCATGTTCCAAATCAGCTGCCATTTTTAATATAAGCTATATAAAGTTCTTTCACAATATATGCAAGAATGTGCCACCAAAGTACAGATTAAGCTTGAAATAGTTAAAATACCAATTAATGATTCTTTTAATTATTTCAACTTATAAAGCTATTTATTCTTAATTCTTAATTTTTCTAAGCGGAAAACTCAAGGCTGTCAACATCGAAATCGGAGGGGGTCTGACTGGGAGTAACGGGAGTTACCTGTCCATAGGGAAGACCGGCTTGACGAGCAGCACGCTGGCGAGCTGCAGCCTGTCTCATTGGGGAAACGCGGGCTTTCCAGGCAGCGGGGCTCTGACCCTTACGGCGCTGGTAAGGCTGGAGCCAGACGGGATCAACCTTCTTGCGATCTCCCTTGGGAAGCTGCTTCTTGGCGCGACGGTAGAGAGGACTCTTGCGGGCCTCTGATGGGGTGCTAAACTGAGTAACACCTGGGACCTGGTAATTCCTCCAGGCACCACGGCGACGGAGTTTCCAGGAATCGGCACAACCGAGAGCCTTAGCCTTCTTGAGGCTGACACGACCAGTCTTGGGATCAGCCGCTTCATCAGGGCACAAATTGACAACACGGCGACCATGGACCTTTCCATCAACGGGAGATACACCAGCAACGCGGGTCATACGGCGACGAAGAGCCTCCGCTGGGTTAGTGAATGACTTTGTGGTGCGCTTGGGGATAGTCTGACCACGGAGCTCAGGGGAAATGCGCTCCGCAACAGCACCTGTACGGGGATATTTGCGGGTACCAGTTGGGTTAACACGGTGACCCTCAGTGGCCTGAGCGGCATAACCCTGGAGGAAAAGGTTCATACCTTCTTCAACGGTCATGGGACGGTGAAGATCTTTAGTGCTCAAACCGTGAACGCGCTTGCTGCGAGCCGCGGTGGTCTGGGTTCCCTTAGGTTCAAAACCAGCTTGACGGTAATATTGACGAGCAAGCTCGTTGACCTGACTGGCAGGGACAACCATACGGCGCTTACCCTTACCGGCACTGCGGGTCTTAACAGGCTGTCCAGCAACAACGGCAGCCTTATATTTGTTCTGAAGTTCATCAGCGGCACGTTTGCGTGCAGCGATCCATGCATTCAATGCCGGGGACTGACGAGCACGGCGAGCACGCTGCTGCCTGGTCACGGAGGCACCACCAGATAATGAGCTACTAACTGAAGGACTGTAGTAAGGCATTTGTTTGGATATATTAATAATATATATTATTTTTCTTTCTGTTAAAAACAAAATTACAAAAATAATTCGTGGTCTTCCCTCTCTTCAAAAAGAAGAGAGAGGAAAGGGAAATCTTGTTCTTAATTTGAATCAAAAAAAACCACCAAAAAACCAAAAATCGCAACATCATTTTAGGTCTAATAAATTTGTAAATCTTCCAAAATTATGAACTAATTATAAATATATTTTATGAATAGTTCGAAATTTTGAGATCAGCACAAATTATCGTGGATACAATGTATAACTACTTCCTGGAAACGCATTAGAGGGCATTATAGTGGAACTTGGATTTAGAACTTGTGTACTCCATTGAGTACTTGCACTCAATGATAGATCACGGGGGACCGCACCTTGTGAATTATCAGTCGAATTCGAATTTGCATTTGCATTTGCATTTGCATTTGCATTTGCATTTGCATTTGCATTTGCATTTGCATTTGCATTTGAATTTGCATTTGCCTTAGTTATTTTTTTGATCTCTTGTAACTCATTTTTCAATTCGTCATATTCCTCTTTTTTTATTGAACAAGTATTACCTGTGCAAGTTTCTGGAACAATAAAAGAATTATCGTTCAACTTATTTGATTCGTTCTCTTTCTCTTTACACTTTAAACGTTCAGCCTGAACCGCCGATTTAATTGCATGTTTAATTTTCCTTTCCTGTTTTAAAGCGATACTTTCCTTGGTTGGACAACTTGGACATGGCATATATTTTAGTCCACATCCTTCAACCCTACATGCATATTTATCCATTAAACTTTGGTAATCTGGATGTTCCTGAATAGGAAAGTCACGTTGTTCCTTCTCAAGTTCTTGGACTTTGCGATGAAACAGCTGTCTAAAATATTGTTTGAGTTTCTGATAGTCGGGATGCTGTTCGATCGGAAGATGATTACGTTTATCAACTTCATCTTTAACTCGTTTTTCCAAATCACACTTAGAAACATAATTCTTAAAATCAGGATGATCACTTATTTTGGAAGGACCACATACACCCTTATAATATCGGTAACCATCAAAACATGCATATTTATCTAACAACATTTTTTTCTGACGACATAGTCTCTGTTGACAAACCTTATCAGCATCTTCACGATTAACATATTTTCCAAAGTCCGCATGAGCCTCTATTGGACGTTCAATTGGTACTTGAATGCGTCTGAACTGACTCCCACACGCAATATCACTTATCTCCTCGCAAATGGACGTTTTTTTTTTCCACCTGTTTGTGGCGGTACTGTTAATGTACCATCAATCGTTATTGTACTTGGACCACTAACCGCACCTGTACTAACAGTCTTCGTCATATTAGTCGCCTTGATTGAGTTAACACTTGTTCCAGTGACTGCAGCATTCATGCCGTTTGTGATACTTGGACAGGCATATCCAAAACTTTGACACTTTTGTTGTTCTTCCTTGATCATTCTTAACAATTTCTTTTGTTCATTTTTGATAGCCTTCTCATATTCAGGATGTTCACAAATGGGCTGAGTTTTACATTTTTGTAAGGTTTTCTTACAACATTCTAATTGTTTTTTGAGATCAGTAATAGTTTTATCATGTTCTTGTTTATCATCACGTATCTTACACTCAGCCTTTTTCTTAAGGCGTTCAACATCATCTTTCATATCTTTCTCCTTCTGATTACATTTTCTTTCAATACAACGAACACGATCCTGAAATTTTTTCTCAGTATCAGCCTTAATCTCCTTTACAACATCAGCACAACGTTTGACACCACAATCACCATCTTTCATACCATAATCTGAGCGAACCTTACGTGTAATATTTTCAACTAATTGCTGGTATTGCGGATGTTGTTCAATAGGAATAGGAGGACAAGGCTTAGAACGACCGGACACTATGTCTTGGTACATCTTCTTCAATTCTCCGTCAGGCCCACTACATTTAAAATCACTTACAACATCACAAGCTCCCCCATAAAGATTAACCATTGCATCAAGTTCACCTCCTCCAACTTGGCATCGAGCATTACCATTACCATATTTACCAAGCTGCTGTAATAGATTCTTGAGAACACGTTCAACCTCCTTACGATAATCCGGATGTCTAGTTATTGGCTGTTTACACCATTCGTTCATCCATTTTTCCTTTTCCTTTTCATAGTCAGGATGTCTGCTAATATCCTTACATGGAACAAAACTATCACATGCTCCACTACCATTAGCAACTTTAATGGCATATTTATTCATAAGAGCTAAATATTCGGGATGCTCAGTAATTGGTTGTTTAAGACACTCCTTTTCCCATTTTTGGCGCTCTTTTTCGTATTGTGGATGACTCTGAAAATTTTGACAACTTATATAACCACATTTACCCTTAATAGCATATTTATCCATAAGACGCGCATAATCTGGATGATCTTCAATTGGAGCTAATTTACCCTGTTTAAATGCATGTTCCCAAACACACTTAAAATTTTTGTGAGTATCGATTGGAAAATTATTAACATTACACTTCTGATTGATCAAATTGCGGAAACGATCTATTCCGGGGATATCTCCTGGAGCGCCATTACATGGACTAATTTCCTTACCACAAAATTTTCCACTTTTCATTTATAGAACCAATATATAAGAATATTAGATGAAAAAATTTTCTTAACTGGTTTATAGTTATGCTAAATAATTTGGCATAATTATTTATCCACTTAACAACGTGACATACACTAACTAACATTCGTATTCGTAATGAACTAATCATATTGATTTTTTTTTAATTGCAGATCTCGGTATTTTAAAGCTAATTCGACTAACTGATCTTTAGGACAATAGTCCTTTTTGATTCTACGCAATTGATCATGTAGTACTTGAAGTTCAGCATCTTTTGCTTTATTCATTATTTGGAGTTGGGTATCTTGCTCCTTTAATTTTTGTTTTAGGGTTTCCAATTCTGTATCTTTGAACCTTAACTCTTTTTCCTTTTCCTGATATCGTTTTAAAGGTACTTTACCACAGTCTTTATTATATAATTCTTTATAGTATTTTGCCTGCGCCGGTTCACGTTTTATTTTGATTTTATAATATTTACAGATCGAAAATTTTGCAGGTTGTCCGGTCAAACCAACTCTCATACTGGGATAGCCTTCCCAACTAACAGGATAAATTCTTAATTTAGTAGTTTTTAGGTCTAAACGATTAACAATTAAAGTTTTATCGTCATTGTTACCCTTAAATACCTTATCATATTTCTCCCAAACTTCACGATATCCGTTCCAATATTCTATATAAAACTCAGTTACCCACTCTCTCAAATCTTCATTACCTGCTGTTATTATACCAGTAACATGATAGAAATCCGGTAAAATAATTTCTAAATAAGTAAAATATTTTAATTGAGGATTGCCACCCCAGGCTCCCTTGCTGTCTAAACTTGCAAAACGGCTAGAATACTCGCTATTTAATGAGTCTAATCCAGTATTACTAGAATATTTCAATCCCTTAATCATTTTATTAGAATCACCTTCTATTGACGAATCAACTATAGTTGTGACGTTATAAGAAGGCTCCGCTTTTACCTTATCAGATTCATTCTGATTTTCCTTACGCAATTTTAGGATCGCATCTGTTTCATTCTTATCATTCGACTGCATAACACTTAGATTGTCCTTGGTACCCCCTAATTGAGATACTATTGGTTGAAACCCTTTAGAATAGAAAGAGCAATCGGTGGTTTGCAAAGCATCGTTGATAAATAAATGATATGAAAAACCTAATACAAAAAAAAATATAGTCAATAACAGTAATTTGAACTGTTGGTCATTCATATAAAACTCTATATTTATCTTAAATATAATAGATAAAGTAATACAAGAGTAATATACCACCTAAAACACTACCTACTATTGCGAATTGTATTAAAGGTGAATTCAAGAAAAACGTCAAGATTTGGGTTACCCTATAAATAATTTTTAACGTCCCACTAAATTGACCAGCAATTGGAACAAGTGCAACAACCGAAAGTGCAGCTAGAATTGGCTCGTCACTCAAAACATTTAAAACAACCGTTGTTAAGTCTGCTCCAAGTCCAACTTGTCCAGCGATAGGAACTGGTGCCGGTATTAAACCTATAATAGTCAAAATAATATCTAAAATCGCTAGTAGAATAGGAAGAAATCCACTTAAATCAAAGCCTCCAGGACATGCCATTATATTATACTAATTCACTATACCTTTGTTTATTTTGGTCTGAGGTAATATATTACCAAATATATCACCTCAGATCTCATAAATTACTAAAATATCCTCTAAGTCTGCCAGTTACTCAATTCATGGCGACTGATAACCTCATGGCGACTCAGTTCTCTGTGCTAACTGCCAGAGCGTGCGATCAGTTTTCTGGTCTGGCATGTGAAACGATTCTCGTTAATTTACCTTTGAACTTAAGACATCCATTGATCTGAATCACTGACTAATTCATCAATACCAGTACTATATTGACAAGCCCAGACAAAAATATTTTCGAGCGCCTTAAATACCCAATGAATTAAATTATAGACAACCACTACTACAAGTGCAACCATAAGACGAGTGTTCATAGGAATTTCGGGATTAGCTAAAAGAGTTTGGAATAGAACAAGTAGTCCAAAAAGGATTAGATTTTTGACAACAAAGTCCATAATAAAGGCCCGGAGACTATGTAAGGGATTAGAAATACAAATTTGTGATGCCATTCCTGAGTTAGTATATTTATAATTGATATTATTTTTTTGGATAATGTCTAAATTATGGTTCTTAACTTCATAAGAAATTTCCGGAGTCAGATACACCCTTTCATTACTAATTCCTGTATGTTCTTTATTGTATTCACACGATGACCCTAAATTAATTTGACAATATTCTTTACGACTACATGGGGATGTACCCTCTATTTTAAGTTTATTCAGTATATCACCTATTTCATTCTTAAGGTTTCCTCTATCATACCTCTTAGTCTTATTTTTCCTTTGTAAGGAATGCACTTCCCCCTGAAGAGTTTGCGCCTTTGGAGCTTGAGATCGACTCAAAAATAATTTCGTTTTATGAAATCGAATTTCTTGGCTATCATAAAGGTCCACTTGATGTATACCGAGAATGTCATAAACTATGGGTATTTTTGATTTTTTATGGCCACTTTGAAAACAAAATTCCGATGCAGATAAACTACATCTTAATAAATTAGCATTACTACTAGTCCGATTCATGGGTACTATTAAAGATAACTTTTCTATGCCATTAATAACTATTTTAAATATATAAGTGGGTGATTTAGTGTTAGAAGAGCTACTTACTAGTATTTCTAATGTGAAATCAGGACCATGCCAAATTAATAACCCCTGATTTTCCAAAAATATGTTACATCTCGTTTTACTAAATGTAACTTCAGTTACAAGATAGACTTTTGCTTTTTTATTAGTAACCTCTAATGTTTTAGTTATCATACTTCATACTATAGTAAAAAATCAGATAAAAGTATGGTTTTTTTACTATAGTGACAGAAAAATCATTGTCGAAGAAACAAACTAACTTATTCACTTCTAATGAAAAACATTGTAAATGTACCGTCACGTGGATAAGGTATTATAGCTTACTCAAAATAATTGTTTTTAATACATTTAGTAAGAACTACGGTGCTGATCGCATTCGCATGCGAAACTCAAAATATAATTGAGAATAAAATCACTCATGCCATAAACAACAACAGTTGCTAATGCGATCATAATACGATTTTGCATAGACTGTTCACTTGCAAAATAAGTTAGAGCCGCGACAATGATCAATCCAAGGAGGAATAATCGGAAAATAGAGGCAAATCCAGTTATACAGAATGTTGTTTTTGACCTAGCCATCAGATTGTATATATTTATATCAGATATTTTATTCGGAACTTTATAAAATAGAAAAGTTCTTGTACCTTCATCAAACAAAGATTTGTAAAGACTATTGAATTTCTATTTGAAAAATAAAATACACATCATATCGAGTTGTATACAGAATTGATGTTAGTTTTCTGTCTAATCTTAAGTTCAACGATGTAAACGATAAATAATGTAAAAATTACTGAAAATAACTATTACCAAAAGAAAGGTGATAATTCCATAAAAAATGAATAATTTATTTTTATAGTAGTCAATCAAAGGGTCGATCAATCTCTTCTTAACTTCTTCCGTCCTTTCATTTTCCATCAATAGGTTCATTAATTGGTTAAAAACATCCTCACAAATACCACTTAATAAATTATTACCACTATTCATTTTTTATAACTATACTAATGATATAACAAAACACTTGACAAAATTAGTATTCTTTCTGACACTTTATATTTACTTGCACTTGATATTTCGCCTTACGTGACCCTGTAAGTAAAGCGAATCTTTCATCTTACAGGCTCTTATTAGCGTCGTTTGTCTGTATATATATTTCTGTTCAAAACTTTAGATTCAAATTCACTTGTCAAAAGACTAGAATTACAAACACTACTTACACCCGATTCATCTGGTATCCTAGTGTGTTCACATTGATTCAACGCAGCATCTCTTAATTTACTATAACTAATCGCACCATTACTTATCAGATCATCAAGTTCCAAATCATCCGTAACGTTGGTGTTAGGTTCGTAAACTGAAGTAGATTCGATATCAAATTCATGATTATAAAGACCTAATTTTTGATTGTTCTGACTTTTTGTACTAAGAGAGACTTCGTGACTCGATTTTTCACGTTCCAATTCGCTAATAATTTTATCACGTTTGATACAGTCATAAGTTAAATTAACATGATAACTCAGTTTCCAAAATTGTTCGGATGTCAACTCATTTAAATCAAAAAAAGTACCATTATCAGTAATAGTATAAATATTGAGAGGTTTAATAATACTATGGAATAAATGTAGTTGTTGTTGTTTATCAAGTTGTTTGATTCGATTATGTAAACGTTTTTTGTCTTCGTGTTCAGGTTTTACATCATTCCTGATTTTATCATCTAAATCAATATTAGTATTTGAAATGATAGTGTCCATTGTCTTTGTAACCTTTATAAATTATATTAGAGAAATTATTGATAAACTTTTTTTTTATTATATAATAGTTAAAACTTATGACCGATACATCTGTTTTGACAGTTGATAGCCTTTTGCCTAACAAAAACACGGCCCAATTTAAAAACTCTATTTTATCGCAAACCAAAACCACCAAAATAACCTTAGAACCACGAGATCTCAGAAGCAATTATAATGAACTATTGATCAAACTACTCAAACAAAAATATGAAGGCCAAGTTTTAGAAGAAGGATATATTATCCCCGGCACTATCAATCTGTTATCCATTAATAGTGGCGGAAAAATTGGAAGTCATTTCACAGGTAAATTGGTATTCGAATTAAAATATTCTGCCGATTTTTATGTACCTAATCGCGGAACAGAACTTGTATGTCAGGTTCTAACGATAAATAAATTTGGTGTGGTTGCACAAGCCCTTTTATTTCCTTCCGAAGTAGTAATTCCCAGACAATTACAAAATGATCCCCGTCTTACAGGAGAATCATTAGGTGTTAGTTTTCTTGCGACTCTTAATAAAAATGATTTGGTTACCGTGAAAATTATCGATTATACGCACAAATCTAACAGTTTAGTGATTGTTGGAGTTGTTACTAATCAAATTGCCAGTTCGGAACAAGAATTCAAACTAGAAAATCGCGTGATTAAACTTAATACTTCATTATTGGACCCAACTTATTCTGTTATCCTTAATGAAACCAAAATTGATAATCGTGCAATCAATCCATTCAAATGGCTGTCAAATAGTTTACAAAGATTCAGGGAAATGTATAAATCATTAGACCGTATGATCGAAAAGTATAACCAAGAATTGAGAAATGCTGATACGTCCCCCGCACTCCATGATGAAATTGACTATATTGATGAAGAAGATGAAGAAGATTATGATATGTCCGGTGGAGTCGGTGATGATGAAATTATTGATGATACTGAAATTATCGGTGACGATGAAATTATTGATAACGATGAAATTATTGGTGACGATGAAATTATAGAAGAAGAAGTTAAGGGGAATGTTGATCATCGACCAGGTCAAGATTTGTTAGAACAAATTAGTTTACTTATTAAAGCAGCTAACGAAATTGATAATTCACTTCAGGCTTTTACAAGTACTAATAAAGTTTTCCGGCAATTGGGTAGTATCTTAACTAGAGATTTGGCTCAATTCAAAGAGAGATTAGAGGTTTTAAGTGATAATTTGGAAAATTATCAAAGGACCGGTCAATATCATCCTCTTGAGAAAGTAAGTCCACTCAGTACGGAATTTGAAACTAAGTTAAAATCAAGTGGATTCTCCTTTTTTGATAACCAACTCAAAAACGACATTGAAAGTCTTCAAAATCGATTAGGTGTTCTTCAAAAAGAAGAAAAAGCCCTCACTGGTATCGATATTAGTCGTATTTGGAGAGGTGTTCCACGCGAAGGAATTTATGGACTACAACAAATTATTAATCCTTACGAACTAGTTGACCAAGTTTATAATAGCCAACATCATACGAATATAGGTAGCAGAGCTTACTTTAAATATCTAGAAATGGATCGCGAATTTGGTTTAACCGACGATTTTAACAATCAAGATATGATAAGCTATCATATAGCCGAAGGACCTGGTGGATTTGTCCATGCAATTGCTGATAGAAGATCTAAAAGTTATGGAGCCAGTGAAAATGATAAATATATAGGTGTTACAAGAAAATTCAAGTGGGCTGTTGGAATATTGAAAGTTGCACCAGATGATACACAAAGTTTAGAACGCTTATGGAAATTGCGAGAAGATCGCGAATTCATTTTTCAACGGCAAATAAATAAAAAAATCACCGATCTCTGGTCTGATAGTCGCACAGGTCCTAGTGCTTATAAGAAAAAGGGACAGTTAAGTAGTAATGAACTAGATAATATCACTGAAAGGGAATTTTATGATTGGTTATACTGGGCTTCAAAGGGTAAAATTAAGGATATAAACCTGACTTATATGTTTGACCGACATTATACGAACTGTTTAGAATATTTTCGATTTGCTGACCCGGAAGATAGGGGTAAAAAAGATTGGCACGGTGATAATTATAGTAGATCTATTAGTTCGAAATATCCTAATGTTGACTTTATCTATGGAATAGATAATACATTAGATAATGGTGATATTATGAATAATAATTTGTTATTCGATCTAGCCAAGGATCGAGACCATTTTCATAAAGTAAATATTGTGACAGCCGATGGAGGATTCGAAGACGAATCAACACTCAAAGAGTTAAATCACGCCAAGCTATTTTTTCATGAAATATTATGGGCATTGACCCTTCTTCAACAAGATGGGCATTTCGTCCTTAAAATTTATGATATTTATTGGCAAATTACCTATGAATTAATAGGTCTTCTTTCGGTACATTTCAACGAAGTTTATCTTTATAAGCCCAAAACCAGTCGACAGGCTAATAGTGAGAAATATGTAGTTTGCAAGTATTTTAAGGAAATTTCCGATGATCAATTAGCAACATTACGGAATTTAAGTAACGAATGGCAAAAATTGACAACGAATTTGGCTAAATATGAATTAAGTGATAACGGAAATTTGACTATCAGCTATGGACCACGAGCATCAAAACAAGAAGAGCTAAAATTCTTCCAAAAATTGAATAGACATATACAGATTTATAAGGCATTAGGGTACATTGAGAAATTTGAACGTCGAAATGAAACTTACATTATCAATTTGGACCCACAATTTTTACCAAAAGTTAAAAACCACACTTACAGACTTGAAAGTTTATTTTTCATGCGAGACGAGAAAACTAATTTAGTAAATAAAATTCTCAATGGAAATTTCAATCCAACTATCCGCGATCTGATTACAGGATATCAAGATCGACTTTATATTAATCAATTAACAACCTTAAATCGTGGCGTCGGCGATCTTTATAATAATGTAGTTGCTAGTTTGACTAGACGAAATTTAATCGGGGATATTTTCAAATTCGAAAACATCGATTTAAGTGTCTCTAACGAACAACTGGCCAAAGAACTTCTTAAACAACTAAATGACGATGCAATGGTCAATAAACTTAATGAAAACGCTCAAGAATGGATCAAGGAGTATGCATAAGCCAAATCAACGTTGGTCATCCCAATTATTTCTTTGCACTCTAGTCAAAAGTTAAGAGATAGAGAAATTGGTGATTGTCAGCAATTATTTCATCAATGATATTAACAAGATCACCATATTTACTTAATTGTCCAGAAAGTATTTCCAAAAACTCATTCAGTTTTTGTGTTTCCTTGATAATTTGACTCGTCTTACTCAGATTACCAAATTCAATTCTATGTGACTTTGTCATATTGATCTTGCCAAAAATACCTTGAAAAACTTCCAAAAACATATCAAAATGTTCACGGAAACGAGTCAAATGCATGTCACTAGTTTTGTGCCCAGCGTAGCTATTAGTTTGAAAATGGAAAAGATTGAGACCAATTTGATATTGGTAAAATGCAGTAAAGATTTCAGCCATTCAATCAAATATACAAAGACAAATGAAATTGTTCTCAATCTTTCAAAAAACACTATTTATAAGGAATGAATTGCCTTACAACTGACATTCGTTATTTGGAATATGGTGATATTTAAGCGAATTTGAAAAAATCAAATTAATACCCGACTTAGAAATCCCAATTAAAAATTATTCTTATTGTACTAGAAAATGAGCGAAATATTTTTAATATTTACAATACCTGTCAATACTTTAACTTGAATTTCCAATACACTTTCAGTGGTTGGTATATTTGTCAAATTACTTAGACTAATAATTGATTCAGTGGTATTACTAAAGGATCCAGATTTTAATTCATTGCCATTAGTAATATCCACAAACCTAACATTATAACTAGAACCTCCTTGTAATGTGGTGAGCAATTTCAACGATTTAATTTTGAGACCATGAACAGAACCGGGATAAAGGTATTCTGTAACTGTCTGATAATTTAGAAGTCCAACATTGGGAACACGTACTTCCAAATTCACTGCTTGTTCTGCTATTTCCTCAGTATAATTTGGATTATGAGTACTTATTGTTGAGACTAAGTTCGTCTCTTCGTCAATATTCAATACACTTTGAAAATGTATCACAAGTTTAGATCCACGAAGGGACAAATAGAAATCTTCACGTGAAAGAGCCAATATTATTTCACTGTTTAATTTTTCGACATTCAGACCACTCGGAAAACTGGTTGAAGTTTGATAACTATAACTTGTTGACATTATATTACTATATCTCAGTAATCAACTTTCCAACTTTTTAACTTTCTCTCTCTTCAATATCTCTCTTAAGTTATACAATCCTAATATAGTTATATTATATCAGATCAAACAATAAAAAACGCTTTTTGTTGTTTGAATTGATAAATGTTATGCTGGGGAATCAGTTAGTTCTTGGGTGGTATATCTTTCAAATTTTAACTATTGTAAGACTACATGCATCAGAGAAAAGTTTTAAAATCGAACTTCCGCTTATTTTAGCCACCTGTATTTTTAATTTATTTCCAGTACTGATATTTAAAATTAAACTTACATTACCAGTATTATAACCTTGACTTTTAGTGCGATTATACATAGTGGCATAAGAACCCTGAACTTCATTGTAACCAGATCCTGTGTCCAAGGACAATCGCATATATGTACAAGAGCGACTGCTTCCTGAGGATATATAAGTAGTACACCGCGCTTGTATTAGAAACGTACCTGTTGTATTAAAAGTGACTTGAGCTGAATTATTGGAATGAGTAAAGTGTCCCGAATCGTATCTTTCATTAGTCAAAGGCACGTCATTCCAACTATAACTGATGTCGTCTTCACTGTCCGAAGAATTCGCGATCTCATAATAAGCATCAAATCCGATAGTTGTTCCACCTCCTGATACTTGGCTATTTTCCCAATTACTTCCATTATATTGAAGAACATCACCAATAGCAAGACCAGATATGCTAATGTCAGAAAGATCTGTTAATGGTATCGTAAAATTTGCCTGATTTATTGTTAGATCAAGAGTTCCGTCCCCAGTATTGTCTGTTACGGTTAACAAATTATTCATACTTTTTAGACTCTTAAATTGGAGTTCAGTGCTAGACAGTTGACTAAAAATACCAATGCCACCCGAACCAGATCCTAGGTTAGTGGCATTAGTAACTAAGTTGCTGATTTCTAACCACTCAGCTATTTGCGATGTTTCACCAATAAGGAGCCATTCTTGTGTACTATTCAGATTTAGCCAACGTGAACCAATTGAATAACCGTCAAGACTATTGTTATCAGAGGTCGGATTAGTCGTTGCATTGTAATTATGAAGAATATTTTCCAAATTTCCAAGTCCAACTTGTATTTTAGTTACATTATGTGGATTAATGCTATCTGAAATATGATTTGTCAGTGCTAATGCGTCTACATCTAATTGACTTTGAATATTACTAGTAATACCGTTTAAAGTCTGAAATTCGGTATTACCTACACTTCCATCAGCAATTTTAGAAGCATCTAATGCAGCATTAGATGCCAAACATGTGTCAGTTAGATCGGAAATTGTATTGTCATTAGCACTTATGGTTTTATTAGATAAGTTCTGGACCAGAGTATTAAGATTAGTCCAACGTACACCTTCTTCACTCAAATTAAATAATTGGAGAAATTCCCCGTCATTCCCAGTTTCTAAATATGTTAACTCTTCACCATCATCGACCAGCAAATCACCTTTACCATCCCCATTAACAACTGTTGACATATTAGTAATTTCAGTATCATTTAGTTGTTCCCTAAAATTATGACTAGGCGTCGACGTCCAAGTTGAACCATTACTTTCCAACACATAAGTCACAATATTATTCACTGTTTTTATACTATTTCCATCAATAAGAGCCTCATCTGGTGTTTGAATAGTCAGAGTATTGGTATCACTAACATTAATAATAATTATTGGCCAATTAATTCGATTTGCTGTTTTTAAATTAACAGTCACATCACCGGAACTAGTATCGACGATTAGGGCATGTTTTTTATATTTATAAGGATTATCACTATTGTCAATCTGGACAGCAGTTATCTTTTGTATTATTGCGGTTCGATTACTATCTAAAGAGTGTGCTCCAGAAATGGGACAACTTGTTGGTTCATTAATATCCCAAGAATATTCATATTTATTTTCAGTTGTACACCATAAACGATATCTATAAATATTGATTTTATTAGGCATGTAACATATACTAATTATTTAGAAACCCAATCAAGAATTAATCTAAAAAGAACATCCAATATTTAAGAATAAATCAAAATTAGGTGAATCAATTATTATAAACCGAAAATCTATCCAACCCGATCCAGAAATTCTTATATTTATATAGATGTAGATGAATGCTTCAACGGTGCGGAAAAAAAAACCTTATATACCATTATCGAGTAAAGTAACCGCATATTGTTCTCAGAATGATATCCAAAGGAAAAATTTCTTGAATAGACATTATGTCTGCGACAATTACAAACGTACGATATTGGTACCTGTCAAATCACGCACTAATTGTTGTTCCTTATATATTAGACAAAATCGAAGGTCAACTTATCAAACAAAAATTAATCCCAAAAGACCACATTACTACATTAACAGAACTTATCCTAAAAGAAATGTAATAAATCAACCCCAGTATAAGTATACAAGACAATGGGAAAGCAACCCTAACCCTGGTCAGATCTTATTGAAAAGCGAAATTCATAGTATTACAAGTAATGGATTAGTTAGAATTAACTTAATTGTCGAAGCTTTGGGTGAATGCTTATTAGAAGTATTATCACTAGGACTGAGAGATGATATTTATTTGGTAGATTTGGTAAAGGTCGAACCTAAATTACACTCAATTCAATTGAGTCGTGGATGCGAAAATATTTTAGCAAAACCAATTGCCATTTATAATCAAAATATCATCTTTGATTATGTGTTGTATTTACCTAATTACCTGTTACAAACCTTAAACATATTTGCGCTTTACAATGATAACAAAAAAATCTGTTCTGTCTTAAAAATAACAGGCCTCCCGATGCTCTCTAAACCCGTGGAATATAGAACTAGTTTAATTATGAGACCTGAACTTTTTGGCCAAACAATTAATTTTGGAGCAATCCAGATTAAGAATTGGGAACAAGTGGGAACAAATAATATTTACCAATCCTTTGAGATTGAAGGACATGTTCAAGCTGTTTATTATCAACTCGAGAATGGTCAAGATATTATGGCACCTATTAATCCATTACGTACACATCATAAATTCCAATGTTTTGTCGGATGGGAGTTTAACGTTGAGACCAAAATCGTCAAATCTATTGTGATCATTCCTAAAACAATGATTGACGCAAATGCAAGAAACACTGCAAATACTTCACGAGTTGCTATTATCAACGGATGGAGTACTCTTTCTAAAACACCTAGAGTTTTGAAAACATTGATGTTAGATGACAACAATTTAAATGAAGTAAGAATTCTATTTCGAACCTACCCACTAAATAAAGAAATAACATTTTTACTTAATAATCCCAAAGACAATCAAATTCTTACTAGTCAAACATCAACTCCACAAGAACAATTGTCAACACTTACAATGAATTTATCTATCAATGACTTACCTGAAATTATAGAACTTCAAGTAAAGTCAACTCAAGATAACGTCCAAATTCTTATAGAGGATTGCGTGATAGTATCTATAACATAGTACATTGGATAATGATTTTTTTCCTAAAAATGAGAAAAAAAATCATTATTAATGATATAAACTCTTTATGTCTACCCAAACTTCTTTATATCGTTATCGGGTATGGTGTGAAAACGATAACACCTATAAATATGTTTGGAGTACCAGTGAACCATCTAATTGTCCTGAAAATGCTGGACATTCCATTACTTCTAGTAAAACTAGTATTATCCAAACTCTGAAATCTTACCAAATCGATAATAACGATAGTCCTTATCGTTATCGTAAATACCAATTAGTTGTGGATACATCAGGTGGAAATGTTGAAGTGGTCCTCAAACAAGCTGTTCGTGTTAACTGGGACTTTGTTATTGTTAAAACTAGTACTAGTAATAATCTGACTCTTTCTCCATTCGCTGGAGATACTATTGATAGTGGAACTAATAAAATAATTTCAGATCAAGAGGCTCTTGTTATTTCTCGTGATCCAGGAAGCTCGACTAATTGGGTTACTAGTGTAGACAGTTTTAATAACTTAGCAATTCCAGAACCTATAAGATGGGATAATTTAGCTCACGGTAAAGGTGATTTATTAGTAGATAATGGAGAAGATTTGGTTGTTTTGGAAGTGGGCCAAAACGGTGAATATCTTCAAGTACAATCAAGCGAAGAAACTGGAGTTCATTGGCAAAACCTTTATACCGAAACAGGTGTATTTGAAAATAAAACCCTAATTGATAGTACAACTACAGTTGCTAATTCAAGTGACAATACCAAGAAAGTACGTTTTGATTTATCAAACTTAACCACTAGTCAAACTCGTGTTCTATCTTTTCCTGACAACAACGGTACTATTACTACAACTGATGCCACTCAGATATTGACTAATAAACAGATTACCATGGGTGGAACTCTTAATATAAATGGCCAGAGCATAACTAATGTTCCTGATCCGGTTGGTAGTGGAGATGCAGCGAACAAAGGGTATGTTGATAATGTTGCTTCCGGTCTAGCTATTAAAGAGCCAGTTTTAGTTGCCACCACTAGTGATGGAACTCTTGCCTCTAGTTTTGCCAATGGCCAGACAGTTGATGGAGTCACTCTGGTGACTGGAGACCGAATCTTAATCAAAGATCAGAGTACTCCCACTGAAAATGGCATTTACATAGTTAATGCTTCTGGAGCTCCTACTCGTGCAAGCGATTTTGCCATATCTAATCAAGTTGGAGGTAGTTTGGTTTTTGTTCAAAAAGGTACATTGAATGGGGATAATGGATGGGTTTGCACAAGTGATAAGGGAAATGACACTGTTGGAACCAACGGCCTAGCCTTTAGTCAATTCAGTGGAGCCGGTCAAATTGTAACCGGTAGTGGTCTCAGCAAGTCCGGCAATGAAGTCTCAGTCGATCCTAAAGCAGACGGTGGCATAGTCTTCGAAAGCGGTCAGTTAGCTGTAGATCTTGCAGCTTCTAGTATCACTGGTGTACTTAACGTTAATGGAGGTGGTACGGGAAAGACCTCTCTTGATAGTGGTTATTTTTTAACTGGAAATGGTACGAGTGCAGTTTTAACCACAGTGGCTGTACCCAATAGTTCAGTAGTAGGAACCACCACTGCACAGACATTGACCTTGAAAAATATTGATGCCGATCAGAACACGATAACCAATATCAGTAACTCATCAGTCAAGACCGGAGCAGCCATTGATGTCACCAAAGTCGGAAACGGGACTGTCAATAACACCAAACTAGGATATCTCAGTTCACTTGATGGTGACATTGCTACTAAATTTTCGGAACATATTCCATATTCTGAGACAAATTTGATAAGTCTTGAGAACAGCAACGTTGGTAGTGCCAATCATGTTAAGTTTCAAGTGACTAAATCACATGGCGGTACCGATACTTATAACCTTGGAGTTGATGCCAATCCAGTCAAACTTTT